TGATTTTATCGGAGCCTTGGTTGATGACCGCATGACAGCCTAGACTAGAAAGGTCTAAATCATGGGCGCTAATAGCTCGTTTACCGAAATTGCGGCTCTAACATACCGTCATTTCAAAAACACTTATCTTGAAGATAATGTGTCAAACCACACGGCCCTGCATCAACGGCTGACAGAAAAAGGTCGCGTTGATCTGATTTCTGGCGGTTGGGAAATCCAGGTTCCACTCGATTATGCAGAAAACGGCACTTACCAGCGTTATAGTGGGTATGACACGCTTGACATTGCACAATCTGAAGTGTTTACGGCAGCTAATTTTCCTTGGAAACAGGTTGCCATTAACGTAGTAGCTTCGGGTCTTGAAGTTCGCCAGAATAGCGGTAAAGAAGGCGTTATTAAACTTGTTAAAAACAAGTTGAAGAATGCCATGCGTACCGCAGGCAATAACTTCTCAACTGACATCTACAGCGACGGCACCGCTGCTAACCAGATTAATGGTTTGCAGGCTCTCGTTTCGGATGCTGGCACTGGTACTGTTGGTGGTATCGTTTCTGGAACATACACGTTCTGGAAAAATATCCTCCAGTCTGCTGCTGCTCCTTTGCAGGGCGGTGCCGGTATTACGCCAAGTGCAACCACCATCGAGAGCTTGATGCTCCCGCTGTGGCTTCAACTGACTCGTAATAACGATATGCCTGATCTGATTGTCATGGACGACACTTACTTCACGTTCTTTGACAATAGCCAGACATCCATCCAGCGTTATACAAACACGACCGATCTAAAAACCGGCACTACTTCATTGAAGTACAAAGGCGCGGACGTGGTATATGATAGCGCGGCGGCTGGTATGCCGGACGCTCATGCGTATTTCCTCAACACTGATTACATCGGAATTTGCGCCCATCGTGACGCAAACTGGACGGAAGTCCCCGAAAAGTCTTCGGTGAACCAGGACGCACAAGTTCTGCCGATTATTTGGCAGGGCAACATGACCGTCTCTAATCGTTCACTTCAGGGCGTAATGAAAGCCTAATCAGGTTTTCTTGCAAACTCTTTTTCCTGAAAGGAAGAAAAAATGTCTGACTATGAGATTACCAACACGATAATTGGAGCGCAGAACATTTCTGTAACTTCAACAACCCAGAATCATCCGCTTGGTCTAATCGTCCAAGCAGTTGATCGCGCCGACACCGCTTATGGTGCCGGTGATTTTGTTTATCTAAAAGGAGTTGCATCGACGGTGCTAGGCTCTTTTGTCACTTACAATGCCGACGACAATTCAACCGCGCTTTTGGCAGCTAATGCTATTGGCCCGACTGCTGTTTCTATGTCCATCAATGTTGCCAGTTCCTACGGCTGGTATCAGATTTCGGGCAAAGCAGTTGGAAAGTGTCTAGCCGGTTACGCAGATAACGGTCTGGTCTTCGCGACCGCCACGGCTGGCAGCATCGATGATGCTGTTGTCGCTGGTGATCGTGTAAAACTTGCCAAGGGCGCTTCTGCAATTGGCACGCCATCTACCGGCCTTGCTGAATTTGAGATTCAGCGGCCATTCATGGATGACGCGACTGCGGCTTAAATCAATGGGGGTGTCTCGGTGAGGCATCCCCTTTTTGACAATTAAAAGGGAAAAAAATGGTCGATATGTTAGCAGAAGAAAGACATGGGTTTTATGTCAGTTTTGAGTTACGGCCAGAAGAAGACCGCGAAGAATCTATTGCTCAAGGGATGCCGGTTTATAAAGATGTAGAATTTGCGGTAATTACGATGCCTGGGGGCGGCTTAGTGGTTGATAAACAGATCACTGACGCCCTTCTTCACGAATGGCGGCACGGTGATAAACGCCGCAAACCACCTTCTCCGTTTGCCTTCACCGCATACGAGGCATGGAAAGATGGCCGTGAGGCACCTGTAAATGGGACAGATTTAAATAATTGGCCGGGCGTCACTCCGGCTCAGTTAAAAACGTGCCACAACGCGACAGTACGCACGATTGAAGATTTGGCTGAAGCAAACGCCGACACAATCAGAAAGCTGGGCATGGGCGGCGTTGCTATGGCCGAGAAGGCAAAATCATATCTTGCAGCGGCTGTGAACAACAAGGCTTCGGAAGAGGTTGCGGCTTTGCGGATTAAGGTTGATGATTTGTCTGAAATTGTTAGCCGTAAAGATTCTCAGATATCAGAGCTTATGCAGCGTTTGGATGACGAGCCGGTCAGAAAACGTGGAAGGCCACGAAAAGAGGAATAGATGACGCTTTTAACATTAGTACAGAACTCATGCGATAGTATTGGCCTAACTCGTCCGTCTGTTGTTGTGGCGTCAACAGATCAGACCGTCAGGACGCTGTTGTCGTTGGCGCAGACAGAAGGCCGTGAGTTGCTTGACCGTTATTCGTGGCCCGCGTCCCAGATAGAAAAGACCCACACAAGCCTTGCTGCCGAATTGCAAGGTGTTGTCACGACGCTTGCGCCTGGATTTTCTTACATCACTAGCTCGACATTTTGGGACCGGACGCTGACCCAGCCGGTCGTGGGGCCATTATCGCCTATTGAATGGCAGGCCCTGAAGGCCCGCACAGCCACCGGACCATATTCTAGCTATAGGATATTCGGTGGTAAGCTCTACGCCTACCCAGCGCCCCCTGCGGGCAATACATGGGTGTTTGAATATCAATCAACTTATTTCTGTAAATCCAGTTCTGGGGCCAATAAATCGGCATGGACTGCTGACACCGATGTTGGCGTTCTTGACGAGAATCTTATGGAATTGGGTGTTGTCTGGAGATTTAAGAAAAAGAACGGATTAGATTATTCTGAAGACTTCCGATCTTACGAACAGAAGCTGGCGAATGAAACGTCTCGCGCAGGCGGGAAAAGGGTTCTTGATATGACATCTGGAAGCAGTTCTATGAGCGGCGTCTATATCCCTGAAGGTAGCTGGTAATGGCTAATTCTGGGGTTGATCCAAATCGGCGGATTAGTTTCCGCAAGAAATTTGATTTCTAGTGTTAGACCTCGACCAACTCTCTGAAATAACTGATGACTTTGTAAGCCGTGGCGTTCGCGTTTTTCAGATACATCGCTTTGCTGGGAGTGAGTTCCACCACGTCAAGCGATTAGAGAGATGGGCGGAGATTCCTCACGGAGCGAGGGTTGCTGATTTAGGCTGCGGGGTTGGCGAGGTTTCCCGAATATTCAAAGAAATACGCCCCGACCTCTCTTTCTGTCTGGTCAACATAAGCGAGACGCAACTTCTCCACGCTGACCACACGATGCAGCAATATGCGTGCAGCTTCTTAAATGTTCCAGAGCCGGATGAATCATTTGACGCCGTTCTGTTCTGTTTTTCTATCGGCCACGAAGATCATGCCGTCGCAATGTCTGAAGCCAGGAGGCTTTTGCGGCCAGGAGGCATCCTGTTTATTTACGACATGGTAAGAAGTTTTGGCGATAACGAAATTATGGCGGATGTGAATTACGCTGTTTTGCCAAAAAAATATATGGAATCTGTCTCCGAGGGTTTTTGTTTGGACTATTACATGGAGCCGTTCGATAATGGTTCTTATGGAAAACAAATCTTAGGCGACGACTACAGCAAGTTTTTTGATGGTACTTTGCCCGCTATCTGGCGTTTTTTAAAGGAATAATGTTATGAATGAAGGCCCTACTGCGGAAGATATTGAACTGCTTTTAAGTACCCCTGAAGGGCGAAAAACATTAGAAGAGCTTAAAAGAATGCGAACAGACAGCGGCGGCGCTCAACCTATGACGGTAGACCCTGAATTTGTTCCTGATATACCTGATTCAATAGACGAAGTTGGTTATGACCCAAAGATTTTTTCTGATACATTTGATACAATAGACGAAGTTGGTTATGACCCAGATGTTGATCAAATTGATATTGGAGCTTCTCAGTACATCCCCGGCGTAAATGTGCCTATGGACCAGAGTATGACGCCTGAAAAAATGAAACGTCAAAGAATGTTGGCGCAGTTAATGGCAAACCAGCAAACTAGAATATCTTAAATACTAGGACGTACCATGCTCCAACCACTCTTAGACAACACCAGGAAAACTAAAACTGCACAGAGTGGTAGCATCCCCGCGCCTGTTCGCGGCTGGAACGCCCGCGACTCTCTTGCCAACATGCCTGAAGATTTTGCGGTAGAATTAGATAATATATTTCCAAACTTAACAAGCTGCGATCTAAGGTCAGGCTTTGCGTCTCATTCAACTGGGAATGGTTCAGGCGCGGTTGAAACACTGGTTGAATACGCTGGGCCATCAACACGCAAGCTGATATCTGCGGCTGGTTCTGTTATTTACGACTCTTCTGCCGCTGGAGGGTCTACCGCGATTGCGACGGGTAAATCTAACGCCAGATGGCAAACAACAATGTTTGGCACATCCGGCGGCAATTTTCTTTTTATGGTTAATGGTGAAGATGCGCCTATCTATTACAACGGCAGCGCATTCACCACGCCAAGTCTTGCGGGCGTCACGGCTACAAATATTGTACACGTTGCCGCCCATCAAAGACGTTTGTTCTTTGTCTTTAACGACAGCTTAGTGTTTGGTTACCTGCCGGTTGTTTCCATTGCGGGGACTGTTGCCACGTTTGACATTGGCGGTCTTTGCAGCAAGGGCGGTTACATCCAAGCTATTGGATCATGGACGAGAGATGGTGGCGCTGGTCCTGAAGACTTGTTTGTTGCCGTAACAAGCGAGGGGGAATGCGTAATATACGCCGGGAATGATCCGTCCTCGTCTACTGCTTGGAATCTTGTCGGCGTTTTTAATATTGGATCACCTATCGGGCGTAGATGTCTTGAAAAAGTAGGGTCTGATCTTACTGTTTTGACGCAAGATGGCGCTGTTTCTTTGTCCGTTTTCCTGCCTATCGATCAGGTAGCGGGGAGCAGCCGGGCGCTGTCTAACAATATCCAAAATCAATTTCTTGAATCTACGCGGGCTTATTCAGGCATTTTTGGATGGCAATCGCTTCATTATCCTCAAGGATCGTATTCGCTTTTTAACATTCCGATATCGACGACTATAGCTTACCAGTACGTCATCAACAGCCAAACAGGCGCTTGGTGCAAATTTACAGGCCAGAATGCAGCGTGTTGGTCGCTGTTTAATGACGATTTGTATTTTGGCGCGCAGGCTGGGGGCGTTATATACAAGGCTGACACTGGAACCAGTGATAACGACGCAGACATAGATTGGAAAATCAGACCCGCGTTTTCTTATTACGGATCGCGCGGAAATCAAAAGATTTTTACATTATGCAGGCCGCATTTTACGACAAACGGCGCTCCTGCGGTTGCTATTGATTTGAATCTGGATTTCTCAAATGTAAATCCGACTAATATACCAACAACCCCGGAATTGTCCGTTGCTTTATGGGATGTTTCAAAATGGGATGAATCTAGCTGGTCTGACGACGTGACGTCTGCCGCCTGGACGACAGTGGTTGGTATGGGAGAATGCGCCAGCCCTACAATTAGAGGCAATACAAACTCGATAACTTTGTCATTCACTGCTTACGATATGATTTGGCAGCAGGGAAGTGCTTTGTGATGGCTGAAAGGTCAATGAGAGACGCCCTGTTGAACCAGGATAAAAAGTACGATTACGGGATGATTTTGCCTTTCAAAACCCGGCGTGGCATGGATGAAGATCAGTTATCGACTGATTACATGGAGGGCGACATAAGCCCAGCGGTGCCAGAATTGCTCTCTGATATGTACAACGCATCTGTAAAGGGCGGGCAGATGGTTCAAGGCGAGCGTAAAATAGAACCTTTTGAAGTTACCAAAATTGCGGCTGAGTTCCTTCCGGGTGCGATGGCTGTGAACAGCACAGCGAGTAAGGGCATGAAAGGTGCTATATTGGGCGCAAACGTATTCCAAGGAGGCCCCCACAAATACGGGGCGGAGGGTGCCGCGAAGTCTCTGGACCATATGAGTAAGGGCGAGGGCGCACAGGCTTACGGTTACGGGCGTTATGATGCTGGTGCGGAGGGTGTTGCGCGGGATTATAAAATCAACGTGCCGCATCAAGATATAAAAAGGTCATTCCTAAAGGAATTGCCGGAGGACGCAGAGATTGAGGATGTTATGGGTCTTCTGGGTAAGGGGCATTTTTCCGAAAAACAGGAGCGCGTTATCCGCGCGTTAAATGACGACGATTGGCTGGGATTTGAATATCCGGCATCGGCGATTTCCGCCGTATATTCAAAAAACATTGACAATTGGGATCCGTCTGACGTTTTACGGCGTGCTGTTGACGACGCTGGCTACCTCTACAAGCACGACCTGCCCGACGACGACATAGCGCGTTATATGGACTGGGACAAGCCGTTGAGCGAGCAGCCGGAGAGTGTGCGGAAGGCGCTGGAGGGGGTTGGTATTCGATACGACGCGACGGCAAGGGCGAGGGCCGACGAGCTTATAAAGCGCATGGCCGAAATGGCTAAGGACAGGCTGCCAGACAATCGAATGCGCGAAGAAAAGGAATGGTTCAGATTATCCAAGGAAAGAGATGCGCTGATAGAACAAGCGGCAGACCCGACCGGAGATAAAATCTATCAATCCCTTGTGGACAAGAGCGGCGCACTGGACTGGCCCGTGGGTTCTGACCGAGCAGCACGGGAAGCATATCGCGACTCTGCCAAACAAGCCGCCTCCGAAGCCCTTGGCAAAGCAGGCATCCCCGGCCTGCAATACTATGACGGGATGAGTCGGAACGCAGGCGAAGGCACCCGCAACTACGTCACATGGGATCAGGACGTACTCGACCGCATGAAACTGTTGGAACGGAACGGTGAATCTATGATTGACGCATTACGATGACTGAACTGGTCTGTGGTCGCGACGATGAACTAGCGGCGTGGGCCGAGGAGCATTACCCTGATTGCGCTCCTCTTTCTCGACCGTTGACGGCAATTGGAGTGTCATCAAGTGATGGTGATATAATGGGGGTTGCCATTTTCCACAACTATCGCCAGAATGATATTGAAATCACTTTCATAACCGCGACCCCTAGATGGGCCACGCCGGGAAATATACGGGGAATCTTGAATTACCCGTTTGTTCAACTGGGCGTGAAGCGGATGACAGCTATCACTAATAAATCAAATAAAAAGGCCCGTAAATTTATGACGGGTCTTGGCTTTGTTCTGGAGGGTGTTCACCCCTACGGAGCGAGGGACTGCACGACGGCCTGCACTTACGGCCTATATCCCGAAAATGCAAAAAAATGGTTAACTTAAATGGGTAAATCAGCACCAGCGCCACCGATTCCACCTGATCCAGTAAGAACTGCCGCAGCGCAGGGGGCTATGAACAAAGAAACAGCTATTGCCCAATCGACCTTAAATAGAGTTGATGAATATACCCCGTATGGTTCTTCTGTTTATGAAAGAACGGGTTCGTATGACGGAGTGCCTGAGTATAAAAGGACGACAACTCTGGACCCATCGCAGCAGTCTATTGTTGACAAACAGAATGCTGTCTCGAATGCTCTTAATGATACCGCTGTTTCCCAAGTTGGTCGTGTTGGTCAAGCACTGTCTACCCCATTCAGCTATGAGGGGATAGTTGGGTCTGGCACTACTTCTGGCGCTCGCGCTGCTGCGGATCGAACGTCTGAAATTATTGGCTCTGATTATAATTATGCGGGCCAACCAGCAGCGCCATCTTCTTCTGGCATAAGAGACGCAGCCACAACTGCGGCTGGATCAATTGGGACTCCCTTCAGTCTAGGCGGAACCGCCCCGACAATAGGCGGAATATCTGGCGCTGCCGACGCTGCCCAAGCGGGGATGGCTGAAGAATTTAATTACAGTGGATTACCTGGATCATTTGATACAACTGGGGCGCAGAACGCTGTACAGACGGCCACAGACGCCTATGGGACGCCGCTTAACTACTCCAGCGCCCCTGCGGCACCGCAGGCTGACGCAGCGGCAAGGCAGCAAGTTATTGATTCGGTTTACCAGCAGCAAGCGTCCCGCCTTGACCCTCGATTTGAGGGCGAGCAACGGGCAATGGAAACCAAACTTGCTAATTCTGGAATTAGCAGAGGCAGCGAAGCGTTTTCTGGTTCGATGGACGACTTTTATCGAGGCAAGAATGACGCTTATCAAAGCGCACAAAATGCGGCAATCCAAGCCGGTGGTGCAGAACAATCTCGCCTTTTCGGGTTAGGAACGTCTGCGCGACAAAATGCAATCGCGGAA